TTTGTTATGTCTCCCATTATACATACTTATCGGCATTTGTCAATAGGTGTGTGCAGTTATTCTAGGATTATTTTAGAAATAAATATATCGTCGTAAGTTGTTGCTACGTAAGGACTTACGTCGATGGCGGGGCGACCCCATCAATAGATAGGGATAGGGTGGGGTTTTTTCAATCATGCTTAATGTGAAAATAAACACCATAAAAAGCCAAGGTGGTCCTCACAAAACACAAATATAAAATTTTAAACGACCACTTTTATTTAAATGACCACTTTTATTTTAAACCACCACTTTTACTATTCCTCTTCCAGATGCTTTTTTAACCCCTAGTTTTTGTCGCATTTTTCTCACAGCTTCAAGACTAACTGTTCTTCCTGATGATTTTGTCAAAGCCTCTGCAATCTCAATATCTTTCATTTTTGATGCATTGTCGCGCAAAAAGTTTTTATCATTTTCTGTCCACTTATTGTTCATTTTATTCTCTCCAATCTCATTAAAGGTGTATAATATAATATATTATATCACCACTTTTTGGAGAAAAAATATGAAAGTTCCTATTTATAATATTAGAGGAAGCGTAGTTAAAGTAGTAGATAGTGACGAAGCTAAAGAATCTGCTAAAGCCGACATAGAAAAAGCCAAAGCTTCTGACGAGAAGCCTAAAGATATCAAGGATTTACTAAATGAAGATACCTGATGGATACACAGAGCAAGAAGTAATTGATATTATAGACTCTATTTCTTGTAAACTATCAGGAAAATTCAAGTTTGGCTATTATGAGCTAGAAGATATAAAGCAAGAAGCTGCTCTATTCGCTTGGCAGGGCTTAGAAAACTACGACGGAGTAAGACCACTAGAAAATTTCTTATGGATTCACATTCGCAATAGATTATACAACTTAAAAAGAAACAACTATTGCCGCCCAGAAAAACCCTGCGATAATTGCCCATACAACGCATACATCAAAAAAAATGATGAATGCTCAAAATATTCCTCAATGAAAGAATGTAGCATATATTTAAAATGGTTTAAAAGGAACCAAACCAAGAAAAACCTTATGTCTACTAAATCCTCTGATCTTCCAATTCTAGAAGATAAAAAACATATCAACGATGAGATTTTCTCAAAAGAAATATATAATATCGTTGATTCTTCTATCCCCATCTCGCTTCGCGAAGATTGGATCAGGTTTGTCAACAAGATAAACATATCTAAAAATAAAAGAAAAATCCTAATGAAACATATCTATCAAATTTTAAAAGACAAAGGTATTGATATATGACAAGAAAACGAGGAAAGTTATCTAAAGATGAGATGAACTATATTCGCCAAAACTGTTTTGATCTTTCTTTAGAAGAAATTGCTAATAATATCAATCGAAAAGTAGAGCCTGTAAAAAAGTTCATTGATAAAGAAAATTTAAAAGCTAGAGATTTAACAGATCAGGAACACCTGTTATCTACTTTACGAAGCAGATACTATTACAAAGAACTAGAAAAGCAGATGAGTGATGGTGAAATAATTTTCTTTGAACATAACTGGGTAGATTTTTATAAACAGTTCAATGAAGATGTTACTCACACAGAAGAAATGCAAATACTTGAGGTTATTCGTACCGAAGTTCTTATCAACCGATCTATGGAAGATCGTCAAGAAATTGTTCGTTCTTTAGCAAGGCTAGAAGGTCTTATCAATCGAGAAATGGACAAAGAAGAGGAGCAGCAAGATACTCAAGCGATTGCGATGTGGCAAACACAAATGGGATCTCTTATAGGAAGTAAATCTGCATATATTAATGAACATGAAAAACTTCTTACAAAAAAAGAAAGATATCTCAAGGACTTGAAAGGAACAAGAGAGCAAAGAAAAAGGGTCGCGGACGATGCTAAAACTAATTTTTCCATGTGGATGCGACAATTAGACACACTTGAAATGCGCGAACAAGAAGGATTTGATATGGAGGTTCAGGCAATAGCTTCGCAAAAAGCTAGAAAAAGATTGGCTGAATTACATGAATACGAGGATGGAGAAGTTGACCAACCGTTGTTAAATTCGGATACAGTTATAGAGGATGCAGAATGATAGTTTCAGATGAAATACACAGTCTTATTAAAAGAGAAATAAGCTCTTTTAAAAGTTATTTTACCCCCAAGTATTTGTTAGAAAACTATAAATATGGCCCTAGCGATATTATTATAGTTTTTGACAAAGGAAGAATAGGTATAGTAGGAAATGAGAAACTATACCAAGATAAAATGATTGTGAATGTTAGAGCCAATATGATTGGTAAAATAATAAACGACGCTTGGCGCAAATATCCAGAAATTGTTAATACTTTTAAATTAGTTGTTCCTTTTTGTTTTTCAGACAAATCAGATTCTCCTATACAATCTATACCATGTCTTTCTTTTAGCAAGGCTGAATTTTCTAATAATATTGTTGTTCCAAGTATTGATAATTATTGTATGATGGAACCAACATTCTTGCAAAGAGTAGATCAGTTTGATATTCCTTTGTCTCAAAAAGAGAATCGCATGTGCTTCTTTGGTTCTTGGACAGGAAATGTCGGAGATAAGATAGCAGATAATCCTCGTTTATTGTTAGCTGCACAAGCTGCCAATTCAGATAATATTGTATGTAGATTGTCAAGACCTCCTATGTTTCCCGAAGATTCTTTTTTAAAATCAATTCAAAAGGCTAATGAACTTTATCCAGAATTAAATAATGATATAATTTTAAACACTGGAGAAACAGTAGATATGCCAGAACAATTAAAATACAAATATCAACTATGTGTTGACGGACACACTTCTGCTTGGTCTAGACTTCCTTGGCAAATGTATTCTAATTCACTACCCATTAAGGTAAGGAACAGAAAAACTTCATGGAGAGAATGGTTTTATCCTCTTTTAGATTTTTCTAAACATTGCATAGAAGCAGATATAGATGATCTAGAAGAAGTATATGAATCATTAGAGAACAATAAACAGCTACAAGAAGACATAATATATACAGGCAAACAGTTCGTTCAAAAATATTGGAATAAAAATTTAGCAATAGATGTGTTAGTTCAAACACTTTATCTACTTAACAAAATACAAAACAGGACTTGATATATGAAGAAAGCATTAATTACAGGAATTACTGGTCAAGACGGATCTTATTTAGCAGAGCTTCTATTACAAAAAGATTATCAGGTGATTGGTCTTGTTAGAAGAACAAGCAATGAAAATTCTACATACAGAATAGACCATATAAAAGATAATATAATTTTGGTCGAAGGTGAGATATCTGATAGTGGCTCGGTGTATTCAATTGTAGATAAGTATAAGCCGGATGAGATTTATAATCTTGCTGCTCAATCGCATGTTGGAACTTCTTTTCAGCAGCCTGATTATACGTTTCAGGTAGATGCTTTAGGACCGCTTCATTTTCTTGAGGCTATAAGAAGATTTTCACCCAATACAAAATTTTACCAAGCTTCAACTAGTGAATTGTTTGGAAAGAATTTTACAGAAGAAAAAGTTCCTAGCCGTTGTTTGGAAAATGTATTAGGAAGTATCATAGCGGATGATCTTACAGCAGATCCTCTTTGTGAATACAAAAAATATCAGGACGAAAAAACAGAATTTATGCCGCAGTCTCCGTATGCTGTAGCTAAATTAGCTGCTCATAACCTAGTTCGTATTTATCGTGAAGGTTATGGTATTCATGCTAGTTGTGGTATTTTGTTTAATCATGAAAGCGAGAGGCGTGGTGAAAACTTTGTAACCCGTAAGATTACCAAGTGGATTGGCGAGTTTGTAAAGTGGATTGACCAGACTGGATATACAATGCAAGAGCTTGAATCAGATGATTTTAAAATCTCAGAAGATCATATCACAAATTTAGAAGGCAGTTTTCCAAAACTTCGTCTAGGCAATCTGGACGCATATCGAGATTGGGGACATGCCCAATGTTATGTTGAGGCTATGTGGCTAATGACCCAGCAGGAAACCCCTGATGATTATGTTATTGCCACTGGAGAAACTTACTCTGTTCGTGACTTTTTAAAAGAGGCTTTCAATGAAATCGACATTGACAATTTTGAACCATATATTGTTATTGATCCTAAATTTTATCGACCCGCAGAAGTCGAATACCTTAAAGGCAATCCCAGTAAAGCAAACAAAGTATTAGGCTGGAAACCAAAGGTTAAATTTCAAGATTTAGTAACAAGAATGGTTCGGAGAGATATTGATGGCAAAGAAAAAATATACAAATTACCGGAGAAGCAACTATAATAAAAAGAAAAGATATAATAATTCTGACAGGAATTTTTCTAGTCCCGAATACAGGGGTTGGAGAGATAGAGTAAAAAAAAGAGACGATTATAGATGTCAGTGGCCTGGGTGTTGTTCTAATAAAAACATTCAGGTTCACCATATTAAAACCTGGGCTAACTACCCAGGCTTGAGATATGTCGAAGCAAATGGAATAACGCTTTGTAAAAGATGTCATGAAAGCGTCAGAGGAAAAGAAGCAGATTATGAATATTTTTTTATGAAAGTTTTAGAATGGCAAATGTTAGACAAAATAAAAAAATATAATAAGTGATGCAAAAATTTACAATAATAAGAGACACAAGAGAAAAGCCTGAACACGGTTGGATTTTTGAACCTGACGCTTACTGTTGGGGTACAGAAGTCGCAAAAGTTGATACTGGCGATTATACCGTCGAAGGCTTAGAACACTATGTTTGTATTGAAAGAAAACAAACTATAGATGAATTTGCTCATAATTGTATAGAAAAAAGATGGCAAAAGTGTATGTCAAGAATGGCTAAATGTAAACATTCTTACTTGCTTTTTGAATTTAGCTGGGATGATATAAATAATTATCCTAGATCTGCCAAAGTTCCCTCAAGAGTAAGAAATAAATTAAAAATCCCCGCTGCATATATAAGAAAAGTTATATACACAGCTAGGGAAGACTATGGATTACATGTTATTGCTTGTGGAGATAAATATAAAGCAGAGAAGTTAGCTTATAGAATATTGAGGAAAGCTCATGAGCTTCGACGTAGAGAGTTATGATTATGCTTGGCTAAGGCTCAATAAAGAAGATGTTAAAGGTTTAGTAAATCCTCTTTTAGAGCTAGATGAGTGGGGTCAAAGCAATTTCCATCTTCATGTTTTGAAGATAATGAGAGATCCACGCTACATACACTGGACAGTTAAAAAACTTCTTAATATTGATTTACTTCCAGAGCAAGTTGTGATTATGCAAGAGTTGTGGACTAAATCATTTCCTATGTATATTGCTAGTCGTGGTTTTGGTAAATCTTTCTTATTAGCCGTATATGCCACTCTAAGAAATCTTCTTGTTCCCGGTTCAAAGATAGTTATAGTAGGTGCTGCCTTTAGGCAGTCCAAAGTTATTTTTGAATATATGGATGTTATTTGGAAGAATGCTCCAATTTTAAGAAGTTTATGCAGCGATTCTAGCGGTCCTCGTCGCGACGTTGATAGATGTACCTT